ACGGCCCGAAGGACATAGGTAGTTACGACCTGTGGGAAGCCTGCATGCACCAACTGGTGGAATGGCAGCCCTGGACAGATCGTGCGGCTATCCGTCCAACCGAGCTTTCCAACCTGGTCAACGGCAAGTTTGAGAGTGACCACATGTCTGTCCTGGGGCAGTCATTCGTCATCGAGCTGGACTGGAAAAAACCGGAGCTTGATCTGCCAGATCTGCTTGGGATCGACATGCAATACCACACCCCATCGGAAAACCCCGAGCCGGTGGTCACCGACAACATCGAATTGAGGAACGTGTAATGCACGTTAAAGCTGCACCTGGTCATCGGGTGCCCACGGAAAACGATCCGTACACGTACATCGAAGATGCCGAGGCAGTCGACGTGCCGGACACCTCTTACTACCGGCGCCGTGTGGCGGCGCAAGAGCTGCTGGCCGTGAAGAAACCGCGTGCCAGTGCCAAACAACCCGCACAGGAATCCACTGAATGAGCATTGAATTCGACACGATCCCGGCGTCTATCCGTAAGCCGGGTGTTTACATGGAGTTCAACACCAGCTTGGCACAACGGAACCTGCCGACCAACAAGCAAAGCGTGTGTCTGATCGTTCCCTTGGGTGAAGGTGCAACCGTCGAGGCCAATGTGCCGACGCAGTTCTACAGTGCGCCGGAAGCAAAAGCCTTGTTCGGGGGCTCCATCGCCGAAGAAATGGCCCATGCTTTTATCACGGCTTATCGTTACGCCGCCGTGTCGGCCGTGGGAGTGGTCGTCCAGGGCGAAGTAGAACCGGACATCAAGCCTGCACTGGACGCGACCGCGCTGGGTGGGTTTACCATTTTGGTCCCGGCCTGGAACAGCACTACGGCACTGACCGCGTTGCGCGAACACATCAAGGTCTACACCAACTCGATGGAGCAGCAAGGCATTATCGGTGTTTCTGCCTTGACCAGCACGCTGTCCGCCGCCACTACCTTGGCTACGTCGCTGAACTCCGGCGCGATCAGTCTGGCGGTGTTGCCAGGCACTGCATCGAAAGCGCACCAGGTGGCTGCTGCCTATGCCGCGATGATCGCATCGGAAGAAGATCCAGCGCGGCCGTTGAACACCCTGGAACTAGCCGGGATTAAAGTGCCGCCCATCACTCAACGTCTCGGCCGCACCGAGCAGGAAACTGCTCTGGCGAACGGTGTCACGCCGCTGGAAGTCGCGGCTGGCGATGTCATTCAGATCGTCCGCGCCGTGACCACGTACACCAAGTCTGCGGCGGGCGCCACTGACGTGTCGCTCCTGGACCTGACCACCATCCGCACCCTGTATTACATCCGCATGGCGTGCCGTGACCGTATTCGTCTGCGTTTTCCGCGTTCCAAACTTTCAAAGAAAACGCCGGAAGCGGTACGCGGCGAGCTGCTGGACGTGCTGCTCAAGGCGCAGGAACTGGAAATCGTCGAAGAGGTTGAAGCCAACGCGGATGGGCTGGTGGTCGAGCGTTCGGACCAGGACGCGAACCGCCTTAACAGCTCCATTCCCGCCGATGTCGTCAACGGCCTGCACGTGTTCGCCGGTCGCATTGACCTGCTCTTGTAAGAGGTGATTTTAGATGGCTGATAATTATGTAGGGCAGATCGTCCTGGAGATCAACGGCACCGACTATGAGGTGACGAGCGTTGAGCCGAGCCTCAAGACCGGGCGCAAGGTAGTCAAGACGATGAACCGTACCGGCCGACCTTCGGGCACGGCAAAGGGCATTGAAGAGCACGAGCTGAAAATCGCGGTTCCGATTCCGAAAACCGGCGAACCTGACTGGCGCGCTCTGATGGATGCCAAGCTGACCATCTATCCGCAGGACGGCGGCAGCAAGCGCCAGACCTGGACCGGGTGCTCCCTGATGGAGATGGGCAGTAAGTACCAGGTCGAAGGTGAAGCCACCCGCGACCTGACCATTGCTGCTCTCAACTACTACACGGAGTAACACGATGACTGAGCAATCAAGCAAGCGCTGGGAAGGCCTGAGTATTACCCGCGAACTCCAGATGGGTGTCTATTACTCCGGCCTTCGTCACAAGACCTTCACCTTGCGTGTGCCTGTTGCGGGCGACCTGGTCGCCGCGCAGGAGCTGCATCCTGGTGCGCCGTTTCAACTGGTTACCCTGGAGGTCTACCGCCGCCAGTTGCTGTCCCTAGGAGAGATCCCGGCCGATGCGTTGACCACTGAATTGCTCCTGGGCGAACTGACCGAAAGCGACTTGGCCATCATTGCCGACGCCGATGCCGAGCTGGAAAAAAAGCTAGCGCCGCAGAACGCGGCACCGCCGACTGGCGGCGAATCGAACACGCCTTCGTCCGGCACGGCTACCGACTAGAAGAGCTGCGCCAGATGACCAGGGCCGAGATCGACGCACGTATTGATCTGATCATCGGCAAGGTCAAAGGCACCCGCTATGTCAGCCAGCGCCAGCGCAAGGCACTGCCCAAACCCAGGTAACAGGCTCGACATCGGGCCTTTCCTGTTCCTGTAAGGCCCTTTCCGGGAGCAATTCATGTCCGATCTGCGCGTCGCACTTCGTTTTCAGGCCCATGCAGGCAACAGCCGCCGCGAGATCGAGCAGATCAATCGCGACCTACGCAAAGCCGGTAAGGAAGGCGCCAAGTCTTTGGCTGATGAGAGCTGGAAGGCATCCTCGGCCATCACCAAGGTCGGCCAGGTCGGGGCCAACAGCTATAAAGTCATCCGTGCCGCAATGCGCGAAACAGCCACGGCGGGTTCTGGTACGCGCATCGAGGTCAGCAAGACAACCGCCGAACTCAAAGAGATGGCCAGCGCCGCTCGCAAGGCAGCGCGTGACGCGAAAGCTGAGTTAATGAGTACCGACCGGCAAGGCGTACAGCCTTTGCGTCAGAGCGTCGACAAGACAGAAGCGTCTTTCCGGCGTATGGCGCAGAACAGCGGCCGCAGTCTTCGAACGTTGAAAACCATCGCCATGGGGGTACGTCAGGAATTTGATCGAATCAAGGGACTGGGCGGGAGCATGCAAGGGAGACTGGCTGGGCTAGGTGTTGGAGTTGGCGTTGCGTCGGGAGTGACATCAAGTGCAAAGCTGGACCGCCAGCTTATACGTACTCAACAAACTGCTGGCATGACAGTTGATCAGCGTGAAGAGTGGCGTGGTGAACAGTGGCGATTAGCAAAAACCTACGGCATTGAGCGTGAACAAGTTCAAACAGGTTTCGATACCTTGATCGCAAGTGGTTTGTCCTACGATAAAGCGAAGGCAAGTTCCGGGGCTATCGCTCAAGCAACAGCAGTTACGGGGGCGGATTCCGGGATTCTGGCTAAAGCGCTTATAACTGGTGCGAGCGCTTTTGATATTGACCTCTCTAAGCCCAACGCAGCGGTAGACATCTTGCAAAAAATGATTGTTGCTGGCCGCCTGGGTAACGCTGAACTTGAGAATCTATCAAGTATTTTCCCTAAAGTGGGGCAGGACGCCAAGTCGGCGGGCATGTCCATGGCTCAGTCTCTTTCGTTTGTTGAGACATTATCTCTTATTGAGCTTGAACCTGATCGTTTAGGCACGCTGGCGCAATCGACTCTGCGTGCATTCAACAATGGTACTTACCGCAAGAGCGTTACGAAAAATACAGGCGTCGATTTTTTCAACAAAGATAAGTCTGTAAGGAATACTCAGGATGTATTTCTTGACCTACAGCACAAATACAAATCACTTAAGAATGACAAAGATCGCGCTCGATTCATGGATGTGGTTTTTGGAAAGATGGATCAGGACACGCAAAAAGGAGTTAAGGCGTTCTTGACTGGTGATCGACTGGAGAACTTTGCTAAAAGTACCGGGGACATTAATAACGCCAAAGGCGTTATTGAAAAAGATCTTACCGATAACATGAGCAGTTCGACTGCTGTCGGTTCTCGAATGAAGGCCAGCCTTGGAGAAGCCATCGACCGTATGGCTAAGCCATTGAACAAAGGCTTTGCAGACCTCGGCAGTTACCTGCTCGATGACCTGAATTTGTCAGGCGAGCAAATGCTTGCTGGCGGTGCTGCGCTGGGTGTTGGTGGCTACTACGCCGGACGCGGTGCCAAAGCAGGGGCAGGCGCTTTGCTCAACAAGTTTATGGGCGGGCCGGAGACCCTGAAAAACATCGCTGTGGGCAAGGTGTTGGAAGAAGCCACAG